TAACAACTTGACTTGGAAAATAATTTGAACCTGTGTTATACATACTTTTTATTTAATTAACGTTGAGAACTTCCCATCGTTGTTATATTTTGATATATTAATATTTAATGCAGCTCTTTGTTTTTCTGGATGTGGTCTGTATAAATTTTTATTACAAGCCATAATAGCTAAACCAGAACTTATAGCAGCATCAAACTTTGTTCTTTTATTTATGTCAAACTTAGACCAATCGTTTAATGTTTCGTTGAAATACATATCACCGTATTGCATATCATCAATTAGTCCAACATGTTTTTGAATATACATTTCAATAGCAGCAGCGTGAGCTTGTTTAATATCTTCACTTGAGTTTGGTATACCACCAATCTCTTTTTCTGCTACTGATAATTTATTCCAAATTTTATCCGGTCTGTTCATACTAAAACCTCTATAACCTCTACGCCTTAAATAGTACAATAGCCTTGGTTTATTATTTTCTGCTAATAATGGCATACCGTAAAACACTAACGCCATTAATACATCTTCAAAAAACATTTCAGCGGTTTGTGGTCTAGCTATATATTCTAAAAAGAAGTGGTTTGGCGGTGCGTCTTCCATAGAAAACTTTGTTAATCCATGAAGTGATCCTTTTGATCCACGGCCGTCCACAGTACCACTAATATCATA